GCCGTCGAGGACTTCGCGGCGGCGGTGCCGGTCCAGCGAGGTAAGGAACGGCTGGGCGACCTGGTGCGCGCGCTCCGCGCGCCCGTCGCTCACGCTCGCGCTCCTTGCCGGGTCACCACCTTCACCTCACGCTCGGTCTGCGCCGAGTCTACGCACCATCGAACGTCACGCGTGGGATTCACGCGGGAGTCAGACACCGGACCACACTGATACAGCGCAGGTGTAGGGTGGCGCGCGTCGGAAGGTAAACCAACGGAGGGAACACCATGAAAATCCTGCATGGTCACGTCGGCAGCGAGATCAGCGTCCGAGTTCTGGACCCCGCGGCAACGCCGGAAGACCCGCTTGGCTACGAGTTCGTCCCTGACCACGGCTTTTTCGCACGTCACGGCGACTCCAGCTTTGCGGTCGACCCAGATGGGACGCTGTACGTCTATGGCGACATGAGCAAGCCGCCCCATCACTCCTACCGCCCGCAGGAATGGGCGTGGGTGGAGGACGAGAACAACAACGGCGCGTTCAACACCACCCTGCCAGCCGAGGCGCACAGGTTCGGGAGTCGTTACCTAGCGCCGCCAATTCCCTAGACGTCTAGGCATTTCACTCCCGCGTCGCCCACGGCAACAGGCACAGGCACCCAGGGGCGGCGTCCAGCGCGGTCTTCAGGTTCTTGGCTCTGTTGTCCACGAACAGCACGACGTGGTTGTCCGCGATGTAGAGCGCCTTGTTCGATGCTGTCGGCTTGGCGACGATGGTCACCTCGTCATACAACGCGCCGTAGCCCAGCTCGGCCAGGTACTCCTGCTTCTGGGCGATGTTCTCCGCGGTGACGGTGTCCTGCTCGTCACCCGTGAGCACGACGATGTGCCAGTTCCCGGCCTTTTTCATCGCGCCGAGCAGCGGGACGAACGTCGAGACGTAGCTGTCCAGCGTACCGTCGAGGTCGAAGCAGGCGACAGACACTACCGCTCCACCGCCTTCCGCACGACCGGCACGCGGTTCTCCCGCGGCTTGCGGCGCGAGAGCTGCCACTGCTGGTGCCCGTGCGCGCCCGAACCGCGGCGCCGGGGCGGCCACCACGACAGCCGCCTCCAACGCGACGACCCGCTGCGGCGCGGCATCAGGCGGGCCGGAGCCGGACGACCATCGTGGCCTCGACGGGCAGCTTGTGCTTCTTCGGCTTCTGGCCAGCGGGCTGGGGCTCCTGGTACTGGATTTCGAGCGACAGGCCCGACAGCGCCCAGCCCTCCTTCTGCAGCTTCACGATGCCGAAGATGACCGAGTCGATGGTGTCCTCGGGGTCGATGCGCTTGGCGGAGGCCATCAGCGTTTCCGCAGTTTCATGATCGCGCTCTTGGGGATGGTCATAAGGCCCGCGACGTGTCCAGTGCTCGAAATTGAAGACGCGACCACGATGTAGCCGTGCTTCTCTTTGACGATGTAGCCGCTCGTCACGATCTTGCTGGGAGCCGAGTCGTAATTGGCAAGGTCAGTCCAGACCGTAGTTCTGCCACCAGGCGGACCAGTGCTGTCCGTCCACTCCACCGTGACGCGCTTCTTCTTGGCCATCTAGTAGCTCGGCTTCTCCGTCGGGGGCTGGGGCTGGTTGGCGACGACCCAGGCCAGGTCCTTCCCGATTTCGGCCGCGAACGCCGCGGCGCATTGGGCCGAGTCGATGAACCAGGCATTGTTCGCTTCCTTCGATGCGCTGGCCGTGACGTTGTAGCTCCCCGTGAACGTCCAGGCCGTGCCGTCTGGGTAGATGGCGACGATGACCTTGTTGTGCAGGATGTTCCCGTCAACCGAGCTGGTGCCGATGCCCCACTGGTCGGCGGGCAGCGCCTGAATGAGCGCGTCCACCAGAGGCTTTTCCTCGCGGCCGAAATACTCCGACGAGTCGAACAGGAACCGGGACGCCGGGACGGCCTTGCCGATCTGGGTGAGCACCGCGAGGATGTCCGGGTCGTCGATGGAGTAGTTCGACGCCACGACGGTCGCGCCCTTGGCGAGCGCGTCCTGGAGGCGGGCGAGCAGCGTGTCGTGCGTCTCCTGGCCCTGCTCCGGGCTGAACAGCACCTGGAGCCCCACGATGTCGGTGAATTGCATGGTCACGTCAGCCCCTCCCTGGTACGACGAGCCGCGGGCCCGCGGCGCGGTTCCTTGCCATCTCCTTCGCCGCTTCGACCTCGGCGTCGTGCATCTGGCGCGCCTGGGGCTCGATCTGGTCCAGCGCCTCGGCGCGGCGTTCCTCGTAGAGCACGCACGCCTCGACGTGGGCCGGTGAGCCCGGTCCGCCCAGCAGCTGCTCCAGGAGCGCCACGATGTAGACGTTCGACATGCCCGCGAGAGCCTTGCCCGTCTCGGCGTACATCGTCCGCGCCCGCTCGTCGTTCGCGTCGCGTAGCTGGGCGAGCAGCGCCGCCCGTTCCTGGTCAGGCATCCGCCTCACCCCTTCCTGTCTCCGCCAGCGTATTCGCCCGCCCGAGCAAGTCGCGGATACCGCGCCTGCGGGCCTGCTCCGCCTTGGCGCGCATCGCGGCCGTGGCCGACGGCGCACCCGGCGCCTGCGGGATGGCGCGGACGGTGACGCGCCCGCGGTGCTCGACGGGGGGCGTGCGACGCGAGGCGCGGCTCATTCGCCGCCCTCCTCGGTCGATGGCGCGCCGGGGATGTTCGCCGGGGCAAGCGCGCAGCGGCAGTTGGGATGGATCGGCACGTCAGGCGCGTCGTCAATCGGGTAGGGGTTCGAGTCCTCGATCTCCTCGCACTCCTCGCAGGGGTCGAACGTGAGCAGGTCCACCTCGGCCACGCCATTCTCGGTGTAGGTGTCGATGCTCGCCGCTGTAAATGACCGGGCGCACTCAGTATCCGCGATGGTGAACGCCCGCTGCGGGTCGGCGATGACGTCCGACATGGCCGCGGCGATGGTGGCGGGCGGGTCGCCCGCGGCGATGCCGTCGGCGAGCGCGGTGCCGATGCGGTCCATCGCCGACCCGGTGATGCCCTGGATGGTGATGCCCCGCGCGTCGAGGAGCGTCGCCAGCCCGCCCCCGGCGTCCTGCAGCGCCGCGTCGGACCAGCCGGGGGTCCACGCCTCCCAGTCGCGCGAGACGGTCGTCAGCATGTCGTCGGGGAGCCACGAGGGGGCGCGGGCGTCCACGCCCAGCGCGGCGCGTGCGGCCTTGACCCCGCCCCCGTAGGCGTCGGCGTACATCTGGGCGAAGACCGCGCCCGTGCGGTCGGCGTCAATCGAGACGTTCGCCTCGACCGCGGCCCGCGCCTCGCTCGCTCCGCTCGTCGGGGGTGTAGGGGGTGAAGCCTTGGTAGCCCTCGTCACCATAGAGGCCACCGCGGCGTCGATCCCCTTCGTCCCCGCCCGCAGCGCCTCGGCTATCTTCGGCGCGTACGCCTGGGGGATTCGGTGGCGGAGGGCCGAGCCCGGCCACCGTGAACCTTTTGGGTCGGCTTTGGCCGCCTTGAAGACCGCGCGCACCTGCTCCTTGGTCTTCGCCTTGGCGAGCGCCTTGTAGATGCGGTGGCCGACCTCGACCGGGATCACCTCGTCGTGGAAGTAGCGCGGCTTGCGCCCGCGGCGGACCGCGAGGAGGGCGTTCGACTGCCATTGGCCGAGCACCTTCTGTAGCTGCTCCTCGGCGTCGTCGTCGTCCTCGTCGTCGAAGCCGGTGAGGTCGACGCCCGTGAAGCCCGTCTCCGCGGTGATGCCCTCGGTCGGTGGCGCGCACTTGAGCAAGTTGAGGTCATCGCCCGACACCAGATAGGCCACGCCCCCGCCGTCTTCGGGGTCGATACCGTAGATGCCGTCCTTGTAGAGCTGGATGGTGCCGGTAATCGTCGCCCCGCCCGACGTCACGAACGAAACGCGCGAACCGTCGCCCACCTGGTCGTAGCTAATCGCCTTGGCGACGCGGACCATCTTGGCAGCCGTCCCGGCCTGGGAGATGACCACCCAGTCGCAGGTGTGGCACTCCTCGCGCAGGTTCGGCATCGCCGGGATGTCCGCAGGCTCCAGCCAGCAGACGACCTCGATGTTGTCCTGGTCCGGGTCGTCGGGGTTCAGCACGCCGCGGTTCTCCGGGTCTGGGTTGAGGTGCAGCATGGCCTCCGAGGCGATGACGTAGACGAACCCGCGGTAGATGCCGTTGGGGCTGGTCCACGAGCCGTCGAAGTAGCCGTCGGGCAGCGGCTCGCCGACCTCCTCCTGCCACTCCCGGACCGCGGCCTGCAGCGGTGTCTCGTCGCCCTCCATGTGGCCGCCCGGGAACTCGAACGTGCCGGCCGCGGGGTCGTCGGGCGTGAAGGCGCGCTGAATCATGAGCACGCGGCCAGTGTCCATCGCCTTCACGACCAGCCCGCCGACGTCGACGACCGACTTGGCCGCGGGCGCGGTCTTGGGCGGCGCGGTGGAGCCTGCCGGGGGCGCGACGTTGGTCTCGTCGTGGGCCGGTTCCTGGCCCGGCGCGGGCGCGGCCGGGGGCGGAGTGCGCGGGCCACGCGGCGGGACCGGCACGGGTGGCAGGGCGCCAGGTTGACTAGGCGGCAGACTGGGTTGACCAGGCAGAGAGACGTTCGGGGGCGGTGCCAGTTCTCCCGGAGCGAGCCATTCCTTCGGTGTGACCCTTTCCAAGAACGGGGCCCCGGTCGTAATGTCGTAGCCGCCGAGAGCCTTGGCCCAGGCCATCAGGATCGCGTTCGGAATGACACCAGCTCGGCCGCCAGCGTTGTACGAGCGCGGCATCCGGTTCTCTGGGTCGACCGGCAGACCAAGAATCTTCTCGCGCGGCTCATCGGACGAGATGACCCCAGCGTCAATCCAAATCTTCTGCTCCTGGGCGACCATCAGGCGGTCTTCTTTTTCCTGGCCGAGGTCGAAATAGCAGGCGATGGGCAAGCCCAGCTCGTCCTGTGTGATCGGGTTCAGGAACACGTCCTCGATGAAGCCGGTCCGGGGCCGCGTCGAGATGCGGAACTGTTCGTCGACCTGCGTTTCCGAGGTCGCGCGGTTGACGTCGTCCAGGATGCCGAGGTCCTGCGGGGTCCGGTGGAACATCGAGATGGTCCGGCGGGCCAGGTACTCGGGGAACTTGGCGTCGAACGTCGTCGGCTTGTAGCTCGTGAACTTGGCACCGAACGGGAGCCAGCGCACCCCCCAGCGCTTCGTCTGGTCGCCGAACGTCCAGTCGTCCCACAGCTCCTGCCACTGGCCGAGCTGGTCGGGGTCGGACTGCTCGGGCGGTGCCTCGGCGAACCCCTCCGGGACCTGGCCGCCCGTGAACATGTTGAGGAAGTGCCACTGGAACCGCACGTCGGTGTTGGCATTGAGCAGGATGCACTCGATGGGCGCCAGGCCGTAGCGGGGGTCTTCGGCGCGGGACGTGTACGGCTCGTAGATGACCAGCGTCTCGTCGGTCCAGCCCCACGGCAGCCCCTCGACGAACTGGGCGAAGGCCGGCGCGGGTGCGTCGGGGCGCTCGCCCCAGTAGTCGATGATCGGTGCCCACATCCGCCCGTCCGGCACCTGGACCGCCTTCAGCTTCCCGCTCTTGTCCCGGACCTTGTAGAGCATCCCGCAGTCGTAGGCGAGCTGCTGGTAGAGCAGCTTGGTCAAGAACACCCGCCAGGGGTGCTTGCCGTCGGGCTTCTTCCAGAACTGCTTGGCCTGGGCGATTTCCTTCGACACGTCGCCCTCGTAGCCGTCCACTGCCCGGAACAGGAGCGGCATCGAGCAGAGGTCGGCGATGATGTGCGAGATGCAGATTTGGGCCATGTCGTAGCCCTCGACGATCTGCGTCAGCGTGCGGAACGGGATGCGCCCGGACCTCGTCTCGACGGCGATGTTCGAGCCGGGGATGTAATCAGCCAGCCGCGGGGGCTCGTTGTAGCCGTGGAACGGCCGGATGGGCGTCCCCGGGCCGAGCGGGGGCTGGAAGGAGATGCCCTGCTCGATGAGCGCCAGTTCGATGTCCGCGGGCGTGAGCGTCGTGCGCGGCGCGTAGGCGCCCGAGGCCGCGGCGGCAACGGCGGCGAGGTTGACCCGGCCCGAGGCGATGTCGTCGGCCGTGTGCGTCGCCACGATGGCCGAGGCCGCGGTGCGCGCCGCGTCCTTCACGGCTTTGGCCTGGACGACCTTCTCACCGGCCGATGGGCGGTAGCGGGTGCCCCTGACGGCGTCGCGGACGAGGCTCACTCAGACGCCTCGTGGCGGCTCAACAGCCCGCCGAGCCGCGCGAGCAGCTTCCCCACGGCCCCGACCGCGTCTATCTCACCCCCGTCCATCGCGAAGCCGATGAGCACGAGCACGGCCGCGGCGACGAGCAGCCCGGCGTTCGACCCGGCGAAACGCCAGGTCGCGGCGTCAGCGACGCCGAGGCCGACCAGCTGCACGAAGCCACTCTGAAAGCGAGTCGAGAATCCGGGCAACGCGCCTCCTTCGGTGACTAGCTGCCCCTCAGTGTAGGACCGCGGCCGGAGCGCAGCGGTGATTGTCAGCTACGGCGCGAAGCCGATGGTCTGGTGCTCAATGCCTCGCCCGATCTGGGAATGGCGCTGCGCCTCGTACAGCTCGGCCAGCGTGGACTCCTCGCGGACAGCGCCCTCGCTCCACTCCGTTGCCTCCGCGGCCGTCAGTTTCGGGACGACGATGTTGGCGATGCACCGTCCGGGCCGCATGATCGCCTGGTGGAGCTTCCCGATCCGCACGTTCGTCGTCATCAGGATCAGCACGTTCAGTCCTTGGCCGATGATCCCGTCGCCAAGATTCAAGAGCCGCGCCACGGACTGACCGACGTTCGCCTTGGCGTCTGGCGTCAGGAACTCCTCGGCGTCCTCGACCACGATCAGCCGCCAGCGATTCGCGTCCTCGCCCTGATCGAGAAGAACCTGCATGAGATACCCACCACGGCCGAACATTTCCTCGGCGTCGATGACGTAGATCATGTCGCACCACCCCCGCCAGGCGTCGGCGATGGCGCGGACCGCGGTCGTCTTCCCTGTCCCGGCCGGGCCGTGCAGGAGCAGGATGCGCCCCGAGCCGATGTCGGCGGGCGTGAGCGCCATCAGTCTCGCGATTTCCTCGCGGGCCAGCGCCGAGTAGTTCCCGGCGATGTCCTCCCACGGAGGCACGGCAAGATTGCGCTGGCGACTCCGGGCTCCATCGCCTGCCCAGTACCAAAACTCGACGCGTGCCGTCCCGCGCTCGGCCGTCTCCACCGGTGGAAGCAACTGGAGCACTTCCGCCGCCAATGTCGCTGCACGCTCGGCAGCGTCGCCACCGTCAACGGTCACACGGACCACCATGTGATTCTCGCCCCATGAGTTCGCGTAGACCCAGGCATCAGAGCCAACGCGCCACGCCCGGTAGCGCTCGTTATCACTGAGGTTGTGCCACGAGGCGACAACGTCGCCCTTGACCGTCATCTCGTCCGCGCGCTTCTTGGTCCGCCGTTCTGCGAACACCTCGTGCGGTTGCTTCATCGCGGCGATGGCCTCGTAGTAGCAGATCAGAACCCGATTCGGGTTGTAGGCGACGTCGGCCGTGCAAACAGTCTCCATCCCTGCCTCCCTGTCAATACCCTAGACGTCTAGGCTTTGTCTGGCGCTTCGCCCGGCTTCTGCGGCACCCACGCTGGCGTGCCCTGGCACACGTTGCACCGTATCGCCCCGTCCGGCTGGCGCACGTAGAGGTGGTCGTGGCGCGGGACGCGCGTCGGGCGCGCGGCCAGGCGCGCGAGCCGCGCCCGCTCCCGGTCGATTGCCAGCTCGCCCTTGGACAAGGGCCTGCCCTCGTCGGCCATCTGCCCCACCTCCCGCTTCGCGATGTCTGCCTGCATGTATTCCGCGAACACATAACCATGACCGCCCGCAGCCAAGCCCAGCTCGGCAAAGGCGTGGACCAGAGCGTCCAGGCGGTCCGGCGACTCCCCCGACCCTGGCACCCACTGGGTCAGCTGGTCCTCCAACTTGGGGAACGAGCCGACGTGGTGGATGCGCCCCTGCTCGTACAGCGCCATGACGGGCTCGGCGCGCAGCCGCTTCGAGTCCTTGGCATGGACCGACTTGTACGAAATGGACCGCATGACCGAGCGCAGCACTTCCTCCCAGGTGTCCCCGCCCTGGTTCACCTCCGTCACCACGCGGTCGACCTCGTACTCCTTGTAGGTCTCGACGACACGCCGCGCCCAGCCATTCGGCGTGAACTTGCCCGAACGGTCGGCCAGGACGTAGCCGTGACCGTCCGCGCCCTTGGCCGCGACAATGATGCCCGTCTCGTCCGAATCCTCGCCCGAGGTCGTCGCGGGATCCACGCCGAGGACGACGCGGGTGAATATCGGCGGCACCGTGACCCGGAAATGGTCGATGGTGTCCAAGTCGATCAGGGCGCCCTCTACGTCGGTGAGCAGTTCGCCTAGCAGCTCCTGGCGTCCGATGCGCGTCCCCTCATAGGCCGACAGGACTCGCGCCTTGAACGTCGGGGTGAGGTTGGCGAGGTTGTCATAGGTCGTGCCCGTCGTCTTTACTGTCGATGGCTTGCCGAGCACGTCACGGATGAGCCGGTTGTTCTTCGGCGTGGTCGAGAACCCGACCCGAGGCTGGCTGCCGCCTCGTACGCGCATCCCGAGCATGAGGTTGTTCCACGACGTGTCGAGGACGTCGCCCTTCTTGGCATCGTCCCAGGCCGCGGGTTCGTCGGCCCAGGCGAGGTCGTGCGACGGCCCTCGGAGCTGGCCTGGGTTCTCCGACGAGAACGAGAACGCCACGGCGCCATTCGGCCAGGTGAGGCGACGGATCGACGGATTCCACTCCGGCCGGAAGTCGTCAGGCGAGCAAGCCAGGATGCCCGCCTCGCCTTCAATCATCACGTCGCGTACGTCGGCGGGCGTCCGGCTGATGAGAGCGATGCGGTGCTTACCGAACCGGCGCACCTGGTCGTTGACCCACTCGGCCATCGCCCGCGTTTTGCCCGCGCCACGGCCGGCAATGAACGCCCATACTAGCCAGTCGCCTTCGGGCGGTAGCTGCTCAGGCCGCGCAATCTCGAACCACGGCGGTGAGGGGAGCAGCACGGTTGGCCGAAACAGCCGCGCCGCGGCGAGCGCGACTTCGCGGTTACGGTCAGCGAGCAGGCTCATGGGCGCGTCATCCTAGGCTTCGCTCGTTGCGCTTCAATGGCACACCCCCGGCATCGCTTGGCGATACGTCCTAGCCAGTCAACAGGGTAAACGGCTCTTTCTGCTGGGCCAGTTGACAGCGTCACAAGCCGAGTCTGCTTGCACTCAGGGCACCGTACCTGATACTTACGACGGGTCAGATAGCGGCTGACTCGTTCAACCACTACTGGCCGTGGAGAATGTCTCACTGGGCGCGCGCCGCGGCCAGGAACACCTGGCGGTCGTCGACGAGGGTCACCGCGTCACCCTACGCCCGGCCACGGGGGCAAGGCTAGGACGCGGGGAGGCGCGAGTCACGGACGGTCGCGATTGCCTAGACGTCTAGGGCTTTGCCTACTGCCAGCACTTCTGGCACAGTCTCACCGCCCGGTGGTCGAGTAGCCCCCAGTCGATGATGACACCGCACGCTGTTGCCCGCCCATCCTTCTGCACGGCCCGAATCGTCCGGCCACATCTGGTGGTCCACCCGTAGGAACTTGTCCTACCTTCGGTCGAGTGGGCGACTTTCGACCAGCCGTGCACAAGCCACACGCCCTCCAACTTCTCCGGGCTAACGCTCACGTCTTCCTCCCTCTGAGGTAGTCGTCCTTCTTGGAGGAGCGCGCCGAGCGCAGCGGTTTGAAAATCGGGCTAGGCGCTCCCCACGGTGCCTTTTCGCTCAGGGGTTGGCCGCCGCGTTCACGTGCCGCCACGTCGTGCTCAACACAACGCCGGATGAACTCGGAGCGGTTCGCGTCACCGCGCACGGCGTCGATTCGATTGACCAGTCCATCGGGGAACTTCACCAGCACGGGCTTCACGGGTATATACCCTAGCCGACCGTATATACCCACGCCAGTCTTTCTACGCCAGCGCCCGGTGCCTCGCCGCGGCGCGCACGGCCTCCCCCCGCGTCGCCTCCTCGCCACCGTCCCCGCAGGAGCAGGACCACTCGACCGCGCCCTCGTCCGCGTACACGCTGGTCACGTGCACGATGCCGACGCGGGGCCGCCCTGGTGCCTTGGGGTAGGCGGGCAGGCGCCGGGGGAAGTCGACGAGCGGTTCCGCGTCCACGGTCACGCCGGCACCAGCTCCAGGTGGCGGCTGGCGACCTCGGGCACGCGTTCGAGCTGGTCGGGGGTCATGGCGAGCGCCGGGTCGGCGAAGATGGCCTGGAGCACGTCGTACATCTGGCCGCCCAGGAGCTCCGTCACGCGCACCTCGCGCTCGGCCAAGCCCAGCCGGACGGCCTCGACGGCCAGCCGGTCGTGGTCGCGCTGGACCTCCTGCCACAGCCGCACCCAGGCGTTCACCTCGGCGCGGCGTCTGATGCGCGCCTCGTCGGTCTTGCGCTCCATCGCGGTATCACCGCCTGCCGCGCCGGTCCCGGTCCCCACCTCGGCGACCTGCTCCGTCGCGGTGTCCTCCTCGGCTTTCACCCAGACGACCTCCTCGGCGCGCAGCTTGCCCACCTCGCCCTCGATGTAGCGCAGGGCCACCTTGCGCCGCCACAGCGAGATCAGGATTTCCTCGAACGGGTCGACGTGGCCGGGGGCGATGCCGACGCCGAAGGCGTTGGCGACCTCGACGGCCTTGGCGACACGCTGCTGGGCCAGGACTTTCTCCGCGCCGCGGATGGCGTTCGGGCTGGACCCGCCGTGCAGCTTGCAGCGCCCGATGCCAGGATGCGGCGTGCCCCAGCCTGCCGGGCGGTGGCAGTAGCCCGGTCCCCCCTTGGTCTTGGCGAGGCACCAGCGGCTGTCGTCGGGTCGCGGGGGCTGGGGGTCTGTCACGGGGTCAGGCACCGTCGAGCGCGGCGCGCAGCTTGTCGATCTGCTCGTCCAGCGGGTACGGCGAGTCGAAGATGGCCGCGGCCGCTGCCTCAATGCGGCGTCCCCTCCGAACCGCCGCCAGGAGCGCCAGGACGTTGCCAGGGTCGCGGTAGCTGAACGCGGCCTGGAACGGTCCGGGGGAACCGGCGCGGGCGACGCGCGCCAGGTCGTCCAGCTGGTCGTCGGTCAAGTCAGCCATGCCGCGACCCTAGCCCTCCGCGTACCCGCCGGAGGCGACGTGCAGGGCGAACTCCTGCCAGAACTCGTCCGGGTCGAGGTCGACAAAGGCGCTGATCGCCTTCGCTATGCCGTCCAGCCACGCCAGGGCGATGAGGAAAAGGGTCCCCACCTCTACCCCTTCAGCCTCTAGTGATTCCACCGTCGCGTGAACCGCGTCATCGTCCCCTTTACGGATCGCGGTCAGCAAGGAGATCAGCCGCTCGGCGTTCACGACCTGCTCCGCGCTCATGGGGCCTGGCACGGTGCCTCCACATTGCCTAGACGTCTAGGCTTTTCGACCATCCGCGCCAGTGCCCGCAGTCTACGCCCGCGCTGTCTCTCCACCGCGGCCAGGCGCCGGAGGCGCGCGTCGATTGCGTCGCGGCGATGGAGTACGCGGGCGCGACGGGCGACACGGTAGGGGGGCGCCCAACCACCGACAGCGCCGTCGCCCATCCTCTTGCCTCGGTGTCTGGCCCGCGTCCTCATCGGTGCACCCCGTGGCGGCTGTCCTCCCGGTTGTCCGCGATGGCCGAGACCACCAGGAGCGCCGGGACCGCGATCATCAGCGCCACCAGGGCTATCACCAGCGTCATCGCGTCCCCCCTCGGATTAGCAGGAGCAGTGAAAAGAAGCCGAGCAGAACAGCCACGGCAAGGAGCTGCACGCAATCGCGAATCGGCAACCAGTCGCCGTGCAGCCGCACCGCCGCGATGACAAGAAGGCCGACCATCAGCGCCGTAAGAAAGTACGCCCAGAGGATTTCCCACCGAAACGGCTTCTGACCGGCGCTCATCGTCCCCTCCTTATCGTCAGGGCATCGTCGATGGCCTTGCGGTCAAGGCCCGACAGTTCCGCCAGCCGCGTCTTCTGCACGCCCAGGCGCAGGTACTTACGCCAGATGGCCGCGCGCTCGTCGCGGGCCGCGGCGGCCTGGGCGTCCCCCGCGTCGATGCGGGCCTGAACGGGGCCAAGCTCGCGGGCGGCCTGGATGAGCAGGTCAGGGGTCACTGGTCGAACTCGCCCGATTTCAGAATTGCCTCGGCAGTCTCTCCGACCTCCTCGGTCAAAATGGTGAGCCACGTCGTCATCGGCAAGTGACGGCCAGCCCCCCACTTCTCATCCTGGCGCTGCCGCTCGTCCTGAATCGCAGCGAAAACGTTACCCAGCCCGCAGCCGCGAGCTTCCAGTGTCGCAACGGCGACCGCGGCAACCTGGACAAGTTCCCTGTTCACTGGGTTATTAGGCACGTAGTCCAGACCCGATGCGCTCATCCCTGCCCCCTCTCTCCCAGCACCGACCGTACCTCGTAGGCGGTGACCCCGCTCATCCGCGCCAGGTCCGCGACCGTCACGCCCACCGCGGCCCAGCGCGCCCAGGCTGTAGCGCGCCGCGCGGATGCCGCCTCGATGGCCTCGGTGCACTCGCGCAGCTCCCGCCCGGCCGCGGCCAGGATGTCGCCCGGCGACGGTTCCGGCGCGGTGAGGGCCTTGGCGCGCGCCGCCTCGTGCCGCAGGTCGCGAACCGACAGGTGCTCCGCGACGGCGCGCCCGAGCAGCGCGTCCTGGGCCGGTTCGTCGAGCGCCGCGACCGCCTGGTGGTGCGACCACGAGAGACTGCCTAGACGCCTAGGCGATGGGATGCGGTCGGCCACGCGCGCCGCCTCCTGCAGCGTCCCCGTGGCGTAGCCGGTGGGGGCGGCCTGGGCCGCGGCCTCGCCGTAGTGGTGCTCGCCCCACAGCCACCAGTCCCCCAGCCAGAACATGACCGACTCGGCCATGCGCCCGAGGGTCGCGCCGAGCGCCTGCCACTCGTCGAACGTGAGCTCGCGCGGGAACGTCAGCCCCGTCTCGCCGTACTCGACGCAGGACGCGACGGGCGCGGACGCGTCAACCGCGGCGAGCGTCACGACACCTCCCTCGCGGTCCTAGCGAAGACCCGCGCCGCTTCCCCCGCCATCGCCGCTGCCCGCTCCGCCCCATCCGGGAACGGGTCTACGGTGAGCGCGCGCCCGCAGTGCGGGCAGGCGTCGGGGCGGCGGATGAGCCCTTCGAGCTCCATCCACTCGGCGGTCAGTTCGCGACGGCGGGCGACCAGCGCCTCGAACGCGGCGAGGTCGGCCTGGGCCTGGGCGAGGTCATCAAGCATCGAGGAGCACCCCCTGGACCGCCTCGGCGAACACGGGCAGCGCCCGGCGGGCGTACTCCTCGCGGTACTGGTAGCCGGGCGCGACGGAACGCGCCTCCACGGTCCCGGCGATAAAGTCCATGCCCGTGCACTCGCCGCGGTAAGTCCAGACCGCCCGCGGCACACGATCACCGACGAGAAAGCGATAGCCGTGGTGCGTCACCCGCCAGACGCCCGCGACCCGCGTCCCGTCGTCGCGGTGGACCTTCTCGACGAGGCCCCAGTAGCGGAGCTTCTGGAAGTTGTCCACCTGGTTGCGCGTGAGGCCGAGGTCGGCCAGCGACGCCTCGCCCCCCGCCTCTGCGAGCGCGACCAGGCCCCCGACCAGCCCGCGGTTCATCGTGTGCCGGTAGCGGACGATCTTCGCGCCACAGGTCGGGCAGCGGGCCGCGTCGCGGGTCATGCGGGCACCCAAGCGGGAAGCCCGATGGCCGCCCGGACGTCGTTAATCGTCGCGTCGCCGTGTTTGACCGCGCTCGCAGCGAATGGAGCCATCGCACCGTGTAGCCGTTCGATCTCGGCGTCCCTGGCGTCGATGGTGGCGAGCAGGCGCTTGAACCGCTCCATCGCCTCAGTCGCGCCCCAGACCGTGCCGTACTGGACGTAGGCGCGCATCTCGGCCAGTTCCTCATCGCTCAGTGGTTCGGCCATCTCGTGCTCCTCTCCCCAGGATGCTTCTAACGGTAGCCGACTCCCGTACCCGGCGCCACTACCCCCCGAGGCCGCAGATAAACCGCGTGCTCCAGGCGTGCCAGCCATTCCCCCACACGCGGATGTCGTAGTTGTAGAGCGCCCACGCGGCGTCGTCTTGCGTGGCCCGCGGGTAGGACCCGGGGTCCCCGGTCAGGCCCGTCATCACATAGAACGTCCCGTCCTCGAACTGCCAGACGTTCGGCTCCAGGCCGTGGTCCCCGTCCCGGCTCTCGTTGTAAAGGATGCACGCGGCCGCCCGGGTGGCGAGCCATTGCTGCTCGGGTGTCAGCGGCGTCGGCTTCAGCGAGTAGTGCCTGAGCGGCCCCAACCACGTCGGCTCCTGTGACCACACGACTGGGGAGGGCCGCAGCGACGCCGCCACAGTGACAGCAGACGAGCGCCCAACCGGCGAAGTCCGCATCATCGCCGGGGAGGAAGTAGCGGAGAAAATCATCATGCTCGCCGCTAGGACAAGGCCCGCGGCCCGGGTGTGCGCCGCCCTGCGGCGTGCCGCCTTCACCCATCTCGCCCTTCTTCCGTCTCGGTGCCTCTCGCTGCCTCACTTCTCCTGCCACGGTAGGTAGTCACTGCTTGCCTCCTTGCCTTGGTGGTCTGCTAGAGCTTTGCCGCGAATCGTGCTTCGGGCGCGGATTTGCCGGGTCGGCGGTGTCCTCCAGCCCAGTCCCGATCCAGATTTCGCCAGTCCTCGGGTCCGTCTCCAGGACGGCCTTGGGGCACTCGGTGCGCGCCCAGCGGAGCAGGTCGTCGCGGGAAGCGAGCATCAGGGCGCCCACTCCCACAGGCCCTGGTGGCCCGTCGCCGGGACCGGCTCGTCGAGCGCCTTGATGTCGGCCAGGAGCCACGCGTAGCGGCCCGGCGAGAAGTCGCCGTAGGGCCCGTTCTCACTGAGCGCCCAGATGCGGGCCGTCTCCTCGTCGAACGGCTGCGGTGATCGGTCCCAGATGTTGAAGCCGATGTCCGAGCGCGAGCCGTCCTTGCCCGGCATCGTCGTCCACGCGACGTCGACCAGCTCGCACGTCGCGACGACGGCGCCGAGCGGGAGTTGAGCAGAGAACGGACGGCGCTCGTCGAGGTCGTTCTCCCACAGCATCTCCGAGTAATGCAGCGCCGTCGGCCAATCGCGGCGCCGAATGTTCCTCACGAAGTAGCCCCCGACGGCACCCTGGACGGGCCACCGCGTCGCCGCGTGAATCGCCAGCGGCCCCCGGTAGTTGGTCGACCAGGAGCGCGTCTCGATGGTCTTGACGCCGAGCGCGACGAGCGACGCCCACGGCTGGTGGAGGGTCAGGGCTTTCATGTGCGCCTCCGGTACGGCTCGGCGTTGCCGCGCTCAATGAAACCGATCAGTTCAGCGATCCACCGCAGCGACCCTTCGGCCTCGGTGTTGTGGAACGGGCATGCCGCGAGACAGCTCGTCGGGTCGGTCGGGTCCACATTCCGGCGGTGCTTCGGTTCGTGCGCCACGAGCGGCCAGCCGTGGCAGTGCCGGGCGTCCCCGCCGAGTGGCACCGGGCCGTGCTCGCGTTCGTAGGCCGCGAGCAGCATCGGGAACTGGCACACCTTGTCCCGCGCGATGACGGCGGCCACGCAGGCGCGGCGCGCTTCGTCGCGGGCGATGGCCTTGTCGCTGCGCGGGCGGAGGCGGGTGCGCTTCACCGCGCGGCCTTCAGCGCGGCCAGGCGCGCGCGTTGGGCGCGGCGGGCGTCGGCGTCCACAGAGAAGTCCGGGCCGACCTCGGCCGGCGGGAAGGGGCGGATACCACCGGGTGGTAGCGCCTCGGCGTGGCCCGCGGGGTCCTCGGCGTAGTCCTGCCAGCACCCGGCGTTCAGCCAGGTCGCGGGGTGTTTCGTAAAGTCGGGCTTGCGGGTCGGGTCATCGCGGTAGCACCGCGCCCCGTTCATGATCTCCTCGAAGGATGCCCGCTTCAGCGCGCGAGCGAAAGCACGCCTCGCCGCGTCCGGTGCCTTGTGCAACGGGTAGACCGCGTAGAACTCGTCGAAAGGGTCACTCTCTGGAGTTTTAGTTCCTTCAGTTCCTATATAAGGACAGGATGTCGTGGATGTCTCCCGTCCCTGTCCTGTCTGTCCACCGTTCGCCGGATCGGCGGACAGATTGTCCACCGATTGGTCCACAGCCTGTGGATAGAGGAAAACGAAGCGGTAGTGCGCCGTGGTGTCACGGCCGGTGTGCCCGGTGAGGGGTTCGAGGTAGCCGTCAGCGACCATCCGGGCGCGTATCCGGGCGAGGGTGCGGGTTGAGATGCGCCCACAGCGGTAGGCGAGCTTTTCCGAGCCCATCCACAGCTCGTGGCCGTGCGTCGCATTTTCCAGGTCGCCGAGCATGTAGTGGACCAGGAACGCGATCCCGGTGTACGTCGAGTGCCCGACGACGTAGGCGCGGCCCTCGTCGCTCATCAGAATCCCACCCATGTCGTTCGAGTGGGGGAGCTGCCTGCTAACCTGACTGGCAAGAGCACGGGAGCACGACCTCCTAGCCTCAGAGGCGCCTCGGGACGACGGACCCGGGGCGCTTCGCTTTTGTGACCGCGCGACCATACGCCTCCCGCACGGACACCGCGTGTCTTTTTGGCGCGGCAGATGTCCTAGACGTCTAGGCATTGTCACGGGGAGGCTTCCAGCGCGTCGAGCGCGACCCGGATCGGGCAGTTGGCCTCGCCGCAAAGGCACCACGGTTCGGCGTACACATCATGGGGGCCGTGGCGTTTCGCCGCTTTGTCGGCTACGTCGAGCAGGAGTTCGATGTCGCTGGCTGTAGCTGGGTAGCCCAGCCGACGAATCGCGCCTGCGTTCTCGCGCATCCTCTCTAGTGCCTCGGCGCTCATGTCGTCCCCTCCGTCGCCCGGTCCCGTGCCGTCTCGTACTGCGCCAGCAAAGCGTCGGCCCCGTTCCGCTCACCCAACACGGCGGCCGCGGCATCGAGCACGTCCTCTGTTAGAATCTCCCGCGACAGGGCCAGCTCGTCGAACGACGCGACGAAGGCCGCGGCCTCGCCAGCCGTCATCGTCAGCGTGCCGCAGTTGTCGCTTTTGCCATCTGGACCGGCATAGACGACAACGCGCCGAAGCGGCTGCTGGTAGTGCTGCTCCGGCAGGATCTTCACGCGGAACTCGGTCATGCCAGCCTCGGTTTCAGCGCGTTTGAAGCGCTGCGGAGGGCTCCGATTACGGCCTCGCAGCCGCACGCCTTATCCGCCGGGAGGTTCCCCAGCCCGGCCTTCTTGAGCGCCATCACGAAGTCCTCCAGATGGTCGGGCTTCCCTTCGGGCGGGTTCAGCGCGGCCACGATGGACAGGGAAGGGTCCGCGCTAAGGCGGTCCACCGCTCGGTCCAGGATGGCTGCTACCCGCTGGTTCTTGTTCATCCCCTCATCCCTTCCTGTCGGCCCCGTCGGGCACGTTCACACGCCGCGTACGTCGCCCACAGCGTGGTCTGGACGTCGTCGAACTGTCGGGCCACTTCTGCCACGACGCGCTGGTACTCCACCTCCTCGCGGCGCTTCCGCTGCCGACGCGCGACCAGTCTGGGCGCGGCCCAGCGATGCCAAGCCAGCACCGCGGCGGTGCACAGCGCGAGCGGCCCCCAGACGACGCCTGGGACGGCCAGCGTGCGCTCGACGGCGACTAGGCCCATGTCTCCCTCCTGTCCCGGTTA